AGGCGGTTGTGTGTGCTGTAAGTGCCATGGTCAAAAATCCTTGTGAAAGAGGGAATCCCCCCCACCCGGAGGTCGTGGGTGGGGGGGTCCCGGAGGGAAGAGATTAGACGTACAAGCGGTCTTCCGCGACGTTGGTGAGCTTCAAGCCGCAGACCTGCTCGGGGACGAGCTGCATGCGGAGGAAGCCCGGCATCTGCGTACCTTCGGTGATGAAGGTGCGGTTGGCCGACGTAGCGAAGATCGGAATCTGGTTCGAGCCGTTGCCGGTGAGTGCCGCACCGACGAAGCGGAACGGAATCCACGCGGGCAGACGCTCGCCCTTCTTGACGCCCTTGGGATCCGGAGGCGAGTAACGCTTCCAGTTGCCCTTGAACTTGTGACCGTACACGGTACCGGCTTCGATGTAGCTCGAAGTCAGGCCGCGATACGTACGACCGTCCATCTGGATCTGGAAGTCGCCCGACGAACCTTCGTTGTTGATCGTCGAGGTCTTTCCGGTGCGGTCGTAGTACTGGCGTCCGATCTTCTGAGCTTCGTACGCGAGCCACACACCGTCGCTCGCAACGAGCGTGTCGATGTCGAATCCGTACTTGCCCTTGGCGGCGTGCCAACGACGGAGCAGCTTGCGCATGAAGTGCTCGGTGAGCGGCTGACCCGAAAGGCTATACACCATCGAGCGGAACTCGGGGTGGGTGTTGACGTTGATGTCGCCGTTGTATCCGCTGTTCGTACCAGCGCTCTCGTAACCGAGGAGCGTGTTCGAAGCGGTACGAGTTGAGCCGCTACTGTCGCCACCCTTCAACCAGCTGTTGATACCGGCGATACCGGTGAAGTAACCGCCGCTGGAATCTGAGTACGGAGTGCTGGCGTTACCCTTGCTGGACGCCATCACAATCTTGTCGTTCTTATCAAGGTCGTTGACAAAGCTTGCACCATTGAGTGCAAGGTTGCCCGCTTCCTTGAGGTGAACATTGCCAGACAACTCGTCAACAGCGACAACAATGAAAGTGCTGTTCGAAGTCGAACCGCTCACTGTGCGTTGTGTGACACCGGTCTGGTCGAAGATCTGTACGCGCATACCAATCATGAATCGGTCAACCGCATAGGTCGACTGATTCAAGTGGATGATGATCGTCTTGTTGGAATCGGTCAAAGTGTAATCCGTTGAGGCAACGGCGGTGACGCCGCTGCTTGCATCGGTACCGATCTGGCCGATGGCGTAGAAGTCGTTCTGGCTGATGTAGAAGTAGTTGCACATCGTCTGAGTGATGTGCTTGGCGAACCCCTCCAGCTTGGGAGCAATGACTTCGCCGATGAAGGCTTGGGTCGCTTCCGCCTGGAGTTCACCGAGCGTCATCATCAGGTTGGTGTGCATCGACCGCATCGGAATCGAGAGGCGGTACGGCGTCTGGTTCGCGCCGAGGGTGGCGTCCGGGAACACGTTGCTGAGGCCCTGAAGGTGGAGTTTCGCGCCGAGCGAGGTGTTCTGCGGATCGCCGTAAAGGGTGAAGTCGCCCTTCGGACCGCCGGGCTCAACCACACCCGTCAGACCCTGCATGAAGGTCTTGATGATGAGGTAGTCACGACCGAACGAGTCCTGGGGACCGACGGACTGGTTGCTGACAATCATGTCTTCCCAAACCTTGTCACAGGCCGGGAGGAACATGCCGATCTTCTTGTTGATGATCTCTTCGATGCGCACGCTCTGCGTGCTGAAAAGAGATCCTGTAGGAGCTGCCATTTGAACCTTTCCGACTCACCTTAAATCGGCGAGTCTGACTTTGATCCCCGCTCGGCCTCTGCGGACGCACGCAGGAGCTGATCGACGGCCCATCCTCGCGCCTCGCGCGATACGTCCGCCGGATTCATTCCGCGCTTGTACTCAGGTGCCTTCACGGGCTGAGTGTTAGTTACGTAATCCTGTTCCGCGCTGAAGTCCGAAGACCGCCCAAGTTTGGAGGGGTTCGGCACAATCAGACGGTACTTGCCGTGCACCGACTTTGCGGCGTTTGCGGCTTCTTCTTGGATCCAACTATCGTTCCACCGTCCACCCTCTCGGATTCTGCGGATGCGAAGTCGTTCCAAGGTTTCACGCTTGACGTCGCCCAGGAGCGTGCGACGTAGCTCTTGTACCTTGTCCGTTTCCCCTCCTTCTTCAGCGAGGGACGGCGCAAGGGCTTCAACGAGTTTACCAAGCTCCGAACGACGGTCAAGAGACATAATGACGTTTTCGTTCAGGAGCCCTTCAAGACGGTTCCGTTCGATCTGTTGGCTGTGCGCTTTGAGTTGGCTGATCTCTTCTCGCGTGTTGACGATGAACTGCTCCGCATCGTCGAGCTCTTCATCCCCATCGTCCGCATCGTTCTCATCGTCGTCGTAGCCCCCTCCATCATCTTGGCGCTGCTCTTCGATGTACTCTTCGACTTCTTCGGGGCTGTAACCCTCTTTCAACATTACCTTGCGGATGGAGTCCTCGACCTGTGAGGGGTCTCCGCCCGGTCGAAGCAAGTTGCGCACGTGACCCCAGTCTTGCTCGGCTTCCTTCACGCGGCCTTCGAGTTCTTGGGCCTTTGATGCTTGACGCATCAGCTTGTCGTACTCGGCACGGCTCAACGGAATCTGAGCTTCGCCCCCTCCACCTGTTTCGGGTGCGGGTGCGGGAGATCCGCCGCCTTGGTTCATCGTGTCTTCATTGAGATATTGCATTCATCACTCCGGGATTAGGAGGCATCATCCCTGGAACCATTCCGGGTTGAGGCCCCTGTTGCATAGACATCTGAGAAAGCATAGCCGCATCGTCAGGATTCGGGACTGCGGCAGGCAGCGTGAGACCCATGAAGTTGATGAGGGCCATACGGAACTGCTTCATCGAGTTCTGCACTGATGCACTTGAAACTGCCATGGCAGGTCCTGCTATGAACGAGTTCAACACGCGCATCACGATTTCAGGTCTGGTGGTGTGAGGGGTCAACACCGCTTGTCCCGGCTGACGGCCGTCACCATACACCATGAGGATCGCGCGTACCGCCATCTCGTATGCGGCTTTGTCCTCGTCCATCCACATGGCGAAGTCCAATCCTTCTTTAATCGCAAAAAGGTTGAAGGCCACGGGATCCTTGTTGATTCCGCGCTGCCACAGCTCAAGAGCTTCTTGCTTACGAGCAACCGTCGACTTAGGTGACAACGCGCGGATGGTGAAGTTCACGCGTGACAGATCGGGCAACGGATTGTTAGTGAACGACACCGTCAAAGAGTCGGGGTCAATGACGGCACCGGCGAGATCCAGCGTCAGCGATCCAACGGGAAGCGCCCTTTGGCTCATCGTCAACTTCGATGTGACGTTCTGCACGAGAGCTCGATACATGTCGCCCCATGCGCGGGCCACGCCATTGGTGGGGGTGGTGAGCGTGCGGGTCATTTGCTCTTCGAGGAACGCAAGACCGGAGGCGCTGTCGACGCGACCCTTCTCCTTGATGAGATCTTGGATCGGGTTGACTGAGTTCATTGCTTCGCGTGCGAACTGAGCCACACGTCCGGGCATTTCACCTGCGTTGTGCGGCGTAATCGTGAACGGGTTGAACCCCTCCACCAATGCGTCCGGTTGCCAGAACATCACGCGCAGGCCTCGCCCGACGTCGCGCAGAATCTGGTTCTGGTTCATTTGGCCTTGCGGCAACACGAGCACGCCGTAACGGTCGAGATCCAGCACGTTGTTATAAAGCGCTTTTGACAGACGCTCCAGGTTGCGGTGGGTCGAAAAGAGCAGGTCGAACATGCCTGCGCCGTGGAACGTGCCGTTGTTGAAGAAGCGGGACCAACCGATGGGGCAGTAGACTTCGACTGCTCCGAGGTCGTCGTCTTGCAATACAACATCGCCCGAAGTTACAACGTAGCGAGAGACGGTGTTGTTGGCCCCCATGAGCCACAACTCACGCAGCTTCACAACGCCGATGTACTCGTCCTTCTCGGCGCTTGAGCCCATGGTCGAGGAGTCGGAACGGGATCCCGTCCAGTAGGTGACATCGCGGATGCCGTCACGCTCGGGCCACGGCTCGCCAGGGTCGGCCTCGAACCACTCCATGTCTTCGAGATTTGCTTTGATTTTCTTTGCGCCGTAGATCTCTTCGAGCTTGCCGACGGTGATCCAGCGTTGACGCACGATGCCTTGCATCTTCGTGACGTCTTGTCCGGTCAGGGGGAAGGGGAAGAGCTCGCGCGGGTGGATGACTTCGAGGTCGGTGGTCAAGCCGATGGTGGGATGGTCAACGACGTGGCCGGTGATGCCTGCGAATCCAAGGCATGCAAACATCCACGCGTATTCCTCTTTGACGCGATCAACGGTGTTCTCGTTGATGGTGGCATCGCCGATGATTTGTGACATCGCCTTGGAGCGCATGCCGTCAATCGAGTTCGCTTGT